CTGCAGGTGATGTATCAGGTGCCACTGCGTCTCCTATTATCACAGGAAAGGCCTCTGGACAGGTGCAGAATTACTTTACTACCTTCGTTGATTATAACGAAGCTGATGAAGCAATAAAAATGGACCAGATTGATGAGTTATTGGCCCCTTTAGCTACTAGAATTGTGACAGATCTTGAGCTTGATTTTGCTACCTTTATGATGATAAATTCAGGCCTTAAAGCAGGTGACGTCGACACTCCTGTAACTGATTGGGGTGAAGTAGCTAACGCTGGGGCAGTTCTTACTGCTTCAGGGGTTCCCCAAGACGCCCCTTGGTATTATGCTGTAAACCCATTTACTCAAGTAGCCCTGGCCAGTGCTCAAAGGTCTCTTGGGGCTGGTGGTTCAGCGGGCAGTTTGATAGTCAAAGCTTATGAAGACGCTGTTCTTACTAAGAAATTTGCTGGTTTTAGCGAAGTACTTTCAACGACTACACTAGCTAGTTTTACGACAGACAACAAGGCAGACAGAGCTGGTACATTAACAGCGGCCCCAACCCTTACATACGTTGGCGCTAAAGATACAATGACTCAGGTTCTTGCTGTAACAGCCTTTACTGCTGCCACAGAAGTAAGAGCTGGTGAAATTATACAAATCACAGGTCGAAACAGACTTAACCTTTCTACTAGAAAGCCTATGGTTGATGCATCTGGTAACAAGATTCTTTTTACAGGTGTTGTAACTGAAGCAGTAACTCTGGGTTCGAGTGGGGAAGGTAACATCACTGTTACTGGCCCTGCAATCTGGGAAACCGGTGGAGCCTATAATACTACAGATACTGCGGTAGCTAGTGGCGATGTTGTAACTTTACTTGGTACTGCATCTACAGCAACCCTAAGACAACCCAACCTGTTCTGGCATAAGAATGCTTTTTCTATTGGTTCTGTGCCGATAAAGAAGCTGCACTCTACGGATACCATTGCTCAGACAAAAGATGGCTTGCAATTTAGAGTTTCAAAAGGTGCCCAGTTTTTGCAGAACATTAACATGCTTAGAATTGACTTTCGTCCAGCCTATGCTGTTTTGAACCCGTTCTTCGCTGGCCAGGGGTTCGGAATAGCTACTTAATAGTGGTAATGCTTACAAATAGCTGCACTATAGTGCAGCTATTACAGAAAGGAATAGTATGAGTACGCAAGAAAAGAAAAAGCGGACTAATGTGGACAGATCTGACATATCTACTGGATCAGTTACGGGAATTCGTAGCATCAGCCCAGTGGATTCAGGAACTACTACTACTAATACAATGGGTCCTGTTGTGCCTGTTGATGTGTTTAGTACTGCTGTGCAAAATGCTAAAAATACTGGGACTTTACAACTACGAACCTCAGAGGCAGACGCGTCGGGCCCTGAGAAACCTGGTAAACCAGTTAGAGGGACGCCCAGTCTTGGTACTTCTGATTCGGCTTTACCTAAAGATATTTTAACTGCAGAAGACTTGCTTTCTAAACGTATTAAGTATAAAATTTCAAGCACAAGAAAAGCTACTTGGAAAAGACCTTCTGGCGCTGAAATAGTTACAAATACCACAGTAGAAACTATAATTGCTGCAATTAGGTTAAATTGGGATTTTAAGAGCTTAACATAGGAAAACTAATGCCATCAACAACAGTACGTGAAATTCTACTCGGAGCATTCGAGGATATAAATGTGCACGCAGATGAGGATACCTTAGGCGCTTCGGATGCACGAGTGGGTATGCAAAATATTAATAGGCTAATGGCCGAACTCGATGCTGATGGCATTAGCCTTGGTTTTACAAACGTCGATCAATTGAGTGATGTTGTTACTATACCTGCTGGTGCCATGAATGCCTTAATCAGCTTATTAGCTTTCAGATTATGGCCTAAATATCGGACACCAGAGTTACCGAGTGCTATAATTGGCAATGCTAAAAGGGCTGTCACTATACTAAGTAAACTGGGCTCTTCTGTTGGCGAAGCTTTATTTCCAAGCACTCTGCCAATTGGCTCTGGCAATGGGTCTTGTCTAACAAGCGCTTTTTACTCAGGCAATAGTGATAGTACAATATTAACAGAAATAAACGGTTCTGTGTCATTGGAGGATGAAACTTAATGAGTACTGCAAGGGACAAAAAGAAGAGCAACTTTGTACAAAGTACATCAGTACCTTCAGGAGCCACTTTTGATTTTGTAGCTAACGGTACAAACTACAAAATAGCTGTCGAAGATATGATTGCAGCCTTTGGTGCCTTTGGTACTCTTGAGCAAGCAGGCGATCCGTTACAAGTGCCTATATTACAGCAAGTCGGCACAGTAAATAAAATACGAAATGCAGAGGCTGGATCTGGTATACTGACTGAGGTATCTCCTTTAGACGGCCTTAGAATTTCACATAACATAGTATCCGGAGCAACTGGAGTCCCAATATTTACTAATGTTACAGGTTTATCTCCAATCATACGAAGTCTAATAGCCGGTTCTGGTATAAATATAGCTGCTGACGGGAATCGTATACAAATAGCAGCAACAGAAGTAGTATTAGCCTCGAATATTGTAATTGTAAATGAGATGGCTAACTTTCCAACTCCTGTTGCAGGTGTAATAACCTTAGAGGACAATACAGCGTATTTAATTGGTGCTAACTTATCCACAGCTTATAGATTTGTATTAAGTAATCAAACAGTACTTTACGGTGCTGATTCTTCTGTCTCTGGACTTGAGTATACTGGATCCGGTACTTTTTTAACTGCATTAAACTCGAGCGCAAAAGTAACTCTATTAAACTTAAAGGCTGAAACTGGGACTTTGTTTGATATAACAGCTACTGAACCTGGGCATGTATTTCAACTAATAAATGCCTCTGTGGAATCTTGTAATATAATTGGAACTGTTACTGGTATATACGCTATTCAAATTACTGATGTGTCATTTAAAAATATTATAACAAGCGGCATTACCTTTTATGACTCAATAGGCGTTTTTGTTGGCGCTAGAAATTTGTTTGATATTTTAGCTGGCACGATATTTGACTTAGGTACCGCGGTATTTTCGTTAGGCTTTTTATTGGAACAAAACATAGCCACACTGGCCAGTGGGTCCTATTTTTTATCAGGTCTTATAGACTCAGGTAACTTAGCTGCGGATGCTGACGGTAGCCTAGTTAATGTGCTTATAACAGGATTAGGAACCCCTCTAGAGAATATTACTACAAGAGATGCAAGATGGAATTTTTTTGAAGTTACTGGGATAAACAATTCTGTTATATCAGTTTTTGGGGTATGTTCAGGTATGACAGTATCAATTGCTGGAACCTCGACTCCTGTAAAACTTGACACTAACTGGACAGCGACGCATGCAAGTAGATTTACCGGGACTGTTGATGGTGCATTTACATATATAGGTAGAGGGTCTCATGTAAATATTAATGTGTCAATATCTGCTGAATTATCTAGCCTCACAGGTACGTGCAATTTTTATTTGTATAAGAATGGGTTGCAGATTGCTGAGTCAAAAACTAAGGCTTTTTTAGACGCTGGCTCAACACATAATATCAGCATAGTGTGGCAAGAGGACCTTGAGACTGATGACTTTATTGAGCTTTGGGTTGAGAATATTACTAATACTCAAGACGTAGTTATTGAAAACGCTACTATAGGATTTTATGCATAATGACTGAATTACCTTTCACAAATGGTTTTTATGTAAGCAGGCACTTACCTATTTCTCACCAAAGATGCATAAACCTTTATACAAGCATACCATCGAAACCAACTTTGTCTAATGCTCAGCTTTTATTTACTCCTGGTATTAAAGAGCTTGCAACGACAGGTACAGTGCAACAAAGGAACAGAGGTTTTCACGTAAAAAGTGACATACCCTATTTCGTAAATGGTGATTCCTTATGTAAGTTAGTACGAATAACTACAAGTGTGTATGGTAAAACCGTTGAGACTTTTACTACTGAAAATCTTGGAACCGTAGAAGGTGACTCTACTGTATCTATGGCAAATAACGGTTCTCAATTGGTGATTTTAGTTCCTGGTGGTAAAGGGTACATTTATAATGAGGATGCAACACCAGAGTTTCAAGAAATAACAGACGCAGACTTTAGAGCTAATGGTGATCCACAATTTGTTACTTTCGTTGACGGTTATTTTTTGTTTACCACAGACGAAAAAAAGTTTATTGTCTCGAGTCTCAACGATGGACTGACTTACAATGCTTTAGACTTTGCTTCAGCTGAATCAGATCCAGACGCTATTGTAGTACCTGTGATTCTCAACAACTTAGTATACATTTTAGGTACTCAAACAACTGAAGGCTTTCAAAATTTACCTTCTGTAGGACGCATGCCTTTTATAAGGAACGGTGTGATTATAGATAAAGGTTGTTTAGCCCCTTTTTCAGTAGCCAAAACAAACTCCACATTCCTTATGGTAGGCGCCGGGGTAAATGAGTCTCCTGCTATTTGGCAATTTATAGGGGGGCATTATAAAAAAGTTTCTACTGAAGTGATTGACCAGTTACTCAATAGTTATACAAACGCACAAATATCGAGTATTACAGCATTAACTTATGCTGAAAATGGCGCCTACTTTGTCGCTTTTAATTTACCTGATACCACGTTATGCTATGATGTCATAACTGAAATATGGCATGAAAGACGCTCCATAATTGACGAAGTTGAATATTCATGGAGAGTAGCCTCTATTGTTACTGCTTATAGTCGTATACTGGTCGGGGACCGTAAGAGCGGGCTAATAGGGTCTCTTTCAGTTGAGTATCCAACTGAGTATGGCAACAGCATAACTAGACTTTTTACAACCCAGCCGTTCACTAACTTGGGAAATGAAATAGTAATTAATAACTTAGAGCTAACAATGGAATCTGGTATGGGCAATCAAGATGTGCCTAATCCTGTAGTATCAATGTCAGCATCGTCAGACGGGAAAACTTTTCGTACTGAACGTGTAAGAAAAGCAGGTAGACTTGGTGAATACGGTAAACGTATAAATTGGTATAGGAATGGGAGATTTGAGCGTCTTGTAGTTTTACTATTTAGGCTCTCAGAACCCATCAAATCAGCCTTTATTAAATTGGAATACGAGTAATGCTCAACAACTTAGATTTTCAAAATCCAATAGTGCACGAAAATGGAACAGCACAACCCGCTTTTAAAATCTTTCTTGATCAGTTAAAAGACGCTTCTATTGTTATAGGTGTTGGTAATCCAGAGGGTCTTTTAGAAGCTAGAAAGGGTACTCAGTATATGGATGAAGCTGGTACTGCAGGAAGTGTTCTCTACATAAAACAAGCAGAAGCAATTAGTAGTGATAGGAAAAAAGGATGGA